AAAGGTGTGATTTTGGACGATATCTGTAACACAAACCTGGATCGTGTGGATGGCTCGCCTGCCACCCCTATTATTATGTTTTTGAACCAAGTACCCATGTCCGCCCTAAACCCTAATGCCGAGATGAAAGGTATGGTGATGATTGAGCCCGACGTAGTGTGTGCGACAACTAATGTCAAATCACTGAAGTCAAATGAGCTCTCTAACGAACCACTATCGATTAATCGTCGCTTCGAGGTAACAATCACCCAAAAGGTGAAACCCGAATATTGCAAGGCGGGCACCACTATGCTGGATAACAGCAAAATCGAACACATGTCGGGGGAGCAATTCCCTGATTACGCCACTTTTACAGTGGAAGAACCCTATTATGGCAAGTCGCAAACTAACGACGCCAGTGCCGAGAGTAGAAGACGCAAGATTGCGTTTGCCCCTATGTTTTACAAGGGCGAAGAATTGAAGGATGTTGACATTTTTACTTTGTTAGAATTCCTGAAAGAAAACTCTCGCGACCACTACCGCAAGCAGAAGGCCTTTGTTGATGGCCAGAGAAAGCTGAAAGATATGCCGTTGTGCCCACATGACAGACCTATTGGTCATTGTCAAGAATGTGTGGCAAGTGAGACGGCGGACGAAACCTCGGAGGAGGAAGAGTTGGAATCTCAGGTGGGTATCCCTCATTATAGTGAAGTGAAAGAATATTTATTAGCACTAGAGGAACAAGCCTGCCAGTGGTGGATGGAGACCAAGAGGGCAATGATTACGTCAAAATATGGCACCTATATTCTCGCGTTCCTTATGCGAGATGTGCTTAAACGTATAGTCCTAGACAGTATTAGCAATTATGCCGTTGCAGTCGTTATGCTCATCTTTATTGAGCTGACTCACGGTATCCCCTCAGCAGTTACCTTAATTGGTGTTACACTGCTTTACGCTATGTACATTGCTGTTAGATTTTATTTGGTCAGGAGAAAAGCTGTAGGAGAATTTATTAGAGTGACTAAGCCCTCAACCTATTTTCAGGAAATGACGTGGGCTACAAAGAAGAAATGGTTGGCCTTTTTGGCCAGTGTTGAGTTTGGAAAATATTAGTATTCTTGGCTCGTAAATGGAAGACGCTTCCCAGCAAACAAGCTGCGGCGGCGATTACCCTTACACCAGATGCTAAACCATACCACAAGACCGTTGAATTCTGGGACACTCATGCGCAGGAACGTGCTTACAAAATTGGCAATGCTGGGACCACCCAGACTGCCCGCACTACCTCGCACTCCGAGTTTGAAGCAGTTATTGGAAAGAGACTAATGATAGTCATGAAGGAGGATGGCTCGCAGTGCAATGCTCTCCCTGTAAAGGGGAACGTGCTGTTGTTGCCTAACCACATGGTACAGAAGGACACAGAATATGTGACGCTGAAGTGCGTCGGAGGACATTTGAGGAAAAATTTGCCTTTGGCGCGGGGCGCGTGTTATCGCATACCCCACACTGATTTGGCACTATGGTACAATCCAGGGATCGGAGATCAGAAAGACCTAACCCCTTACTATCCTAAAGAGATACACGAGGGCAAGAAAATCGAGGTATTTACCTTGTACAATGATGATGGTAGTCTGAAGAAGTTCCCCAAGATGATGGCTTTTAGAGAGCGAGTGGTAACCACGGAGGGTGGTATATTCGCAGGCCTTAAGTACACGTTCCCGGAAAAAACATTCGGGGGCCTCTGTATGGCCACGCTGATAGGTTCGGCTGAAGGTTCACTCTTCGTTGCCGGCCACCACTTAGCTGGACGTGATACGACTGGTGCAGCAGGGTTTGTTACCCGCGGCCAGATCGAGGAAGGTTTGAAGGCCTTGGATATGAGGCCAGGAATTTTAGTGTCGCATAGCGCGACCCCGTTGGAGACCACTGCTATGGGAGTGGATTTTGGACCGTTGACGAAGCCGCACGACAAGTGCCCTACTAACGATTTGACGGCATCGGCGAAAATTAAAGTGCACGGCGCTCATAACCAGCCGCGCTCTACGCCAAAAAGTGCAGTCGTAACCTCGCTCATTTCAGGAGCTGTTAAGGAGGTGATGAAGATCGAGAAGAAGCATGGGCCCCCCAAAGGAATGGGGGATGTCAGGCATAAAGTAGTTGACCTGGAAGGAAAGGTGGATACAGCCACCAAGTTTGATGTAGATATCTCTACTAAGGCGTATGTTGATTATTGCGCTAAGTTGGACACAATCCCCGAGGCAGAATTGAAGAGACTCGGGAAGCTTTCGGATGATGCGAATCTCGCCGGCCTGGACGGAGTACTTGGCGTAAATGCCATTAATTTCTCCACCTCTATTGGGTTTCCCCTCAAGGGACCAAAGACCCAGTTAGTAGAGGTCAGTGACCGGACTGTAGAAGGAATCTCGTGCCCAAGGGACGTTGACCCTATGGTACTTGAAGAAGTCGCTAAGATGGAACAAAAACTCCTTAAGGGAGAGGCGATTAACGCCATTTTCAAGGGTGCTCTGAAAGATGAGCCCACAAAACTTAACAAGGACAAGGTAAGGGTGTTCGCTGCGGCGAATTTCCCGTTTGTCTTCCTAGTGCGCAAGTATTACTTGACTCTAGCAGCACTGTGCCAGCGCAACAAAGTTGTGACTGAGTGCGCAGTGGGAACGGTTGTACAGTCCCCAGAGTGGACTGAGTTGTTTGAACACATCGGAAAACATGGATGGGACCGGGCCATTGCTGGTGATTATGCTAAATTTGATGGACGTATGAGTCCGCAGTTTATGCTTATGGCTTTTAAGCTTTTGATTCACCTGGCCGAGAAGTCGGGAAACTATGAGAAGGATGACCTTACCATCATGCGTGGTATTGCTACTGAGATCTCTTACCCTATATATGATTATTTTGGCACACTAGTGCAATTCATGGGGTTTAACCCGTCAGGTCACCCATTGACCGTTGTTATTAATAGTTTGGTAAATTCGTTGTATATGAGGTACACCTATTATTCCATTGCCAAGAAGAAAGGCTGGTGGAGGGTACCGAGGTTTGACCAGGTTGTGTCGCTGATGACATATGGAGATGATAATATTATGACCGTGGCACGTGGATATGATGATTTCAACCACACCGCCATTGCGCAGGAGTTGGCAGCGGTGGACATTAAGTACACTATGGCTGACAAGGATGCTGAGTCGGTCCCCTTTGTAAATCTTGGGGATGCGTCTTTCCTAAAACACTACGCTAAATATGATGAGGAACTAAAGTTGTACAGGTCTCCGGTCGAGGAGGATTCTATTGCAAAGATGTTGCATGCTCACAAGAAGTCTGATGTATTGACTATGGAGCAATCGAGTGCTGAAGCAATTCAAAATGTTGCGCTGAAGTATTTCGAATTTGGACGTGAAGTGTACACTCAGAAAGTAGCTGAGTTGAAAGAAGTTGCACAAAAGACCGGCCTGACTGGATATGTTGGTCCTATTATGGACTATGATGAAAGGAAGAAATGGTACTGTGAGAAGTTTGGCCTGGAGTCGCAGGCAGGATATAAGCACAAGATTAGGAAGTGCAGTGTGAACTCCGCAGAGGAGCAGTTGCAGTTGAAAGCGATAGCCGAAATGCCGCTAAAATGCACCGCAAAGGAGTACGACTTCCCCGGGGGTCGCGCAGGAGATCTTCTATTCATGGCTCGTGACATTAATGTCTTAGTAGTCGTAGAGGTCAAATGTTGCACACGTGAGAATGTTGAGAAGTATGCCCGAGTAGTGGAACAAGCCGAAGATTTCGGCAAGGCGATGCACGCCCTTTACCCTAAGGACGCTGTCTATTCCGCCATTTACACTTATGAGGGCTATAAGCTCGTGGCCGCATATAATATGCGTAAAGGCCGTTTGAACGAGCGTAATATCAAGCTTCCCTTCTTTAAGTAGGGCGGCCCCGTCTTTACTGGTCACAGCAGACGTTAAATATTGAGGCCCCGGCGTTGACCCTATGCTGGATGTACATTGAAATCAAAAAGGGCTATGTGTCTATATATACGCGCGCTCTCAGGATCTGGATGTCCTTTGTGTAAGAGAGTTGCGGACTGGATCGTCGCATACATAATTCATAAAAATAGCACTGTCAAGTGATGACTGATGCCCCACACTTGTTATATTAAAAATGCATTACTAAAATTTATAATTTATTAGAAGAGTTGGCGACTCTCACAAAGTCGCACAGTACGATGCTTATCTCGCAGTCAGGAGAACCTGGAGTGAGTGTCAGTGAAAGCTCACCGTCTACAACGGAGCAAATCACATCTTTTACGGACCAAGACGCCGGATACACAACCACGCTGGATGGTGCATACGATAGCACTATGGATTTGGGATACAATGCTTCGGCAGATATCGCCAATTTTCTGTCTCGACCTATTAGGCAGTCAGCACAAACGTGGTCAGTAAACGGACCGCTCTTTTACAAGTTTAACCCCTGGGCCGCATTTTGCGAGAATCCGATTGTTCGCGATAAAATCAAGAACTATGAATTACTTCGGATGAAACTCCATATGAAGGCTGTTATATCAGGAACCCAATTCCATTATGGAAGGGCAATGGTGACTTACAACCCGTACACTTTAGACGACCAGTTGACGATAGAAAGAAATTTCTTGGATATTGACTTGGTAGCGGCGTCTCAAAAACCGCACTTTTTCCTAAACCCGGCGAATAACCAAGGCGGAGAACTAGAAATGCCATTTATGTGGCACAAAAACTATCTAGAAATCCCCGCTGCGGATTGGGACGACATGGGAGATGTTTACATCAAGTCGTTTGGTAATTTATTACATGCCAACCTGGGTAATGACCCCGTTACGGTGACCATTTATTTATGGGCTACAGATGTAGTATTGACCGTGCCAACCTCATCGGACCCACCACTCCTTAGTCAGAGTGGCCGTGGGGGCGGCAAATTAGGGGCAAAAAACAAGGGCAACTCGTTGGCGAATGACGAGTATGGCACTGGAATCATTTCCAAGCCTGCCGCTGCGATAGCGGAGGCCGCTGGATTATTGACAAAGGTGCCTGTGATAGGCCCATACATGACGGCGACTCAAGTCGCGTCTAGCAGATTAGGACAGGTGGCCCAAATTCTTGGGTTTAGCCGTCCTTCAGTTATATCTAACATTGTGTTGCAAAAGCCACTCCCGGCGGGGAACCTGGCTAACACGGACGCTGCAGACGCATGCCAAAAGCTAACGCTGGATAGTAAGGCAGAGTTGACCATAGATTCGAGGACAGCAGGACTGTCCGGGGACGATGAGATGCAGATCTCGGAATATGTCCAGAGGGAGTCTTATTTGACATCCTTTACCTGGACACCCACCCAAACACCAGACGAATTACTGTGGAACTGTCGTGTGACTCCTATGCTGTACTCACAGCTAGACAAGGAAGTGCACATGACGCCCATGGCCCATATGGCCACAGCTTTTGAATCCTGGCAAGGTTCTATTAAATATAGATTCCAGGTAGTAAAGAGTAACTTTCACAAAGGACGTCTTCTCATACGATGGGACCCGAACTTTTTTACGAGTGCGGTGAATTATAACACCAACTACTCAAGGGTCGTAGACATCGCGGACATGGAGGATTTTGAGGTGGTAGTAGGCTGGGGGCAATCGGCCCCCTGGAAGAATTGTAGTGAGCCCTACTTTATGACGGCCCCGTTCAGGACGGGCACCAGGCTCAACCTAAACCCTAACGACACTAACGGAGTGTTGGAGGTAAGTGTTCTTAATGACTTAGTCAGTCCGAGCACCGACTCCAGCGTCTCCATCAATGTGTACGTATCGGCGTGCGAGGATTTGAAACTCGCTGGACCTACAAATGAGAAAATCTCAAATTATCACTTATTTAGTGAGCCCCTCTCATCACAATCTGGTGTTCCACCGGAGCGTGAGGGAGAAGAAGGGATGGCTGATAACCCCTTGGGCGCGCCAGAAATTAGTCCTATTACAGGGCAAGCGCCTGAATCAGACCACACTTACGAGGTTTACTACGGTGACCCCCCATGCTCTATTAGAGAGCTGTGCAAACGCTACTGCTTCATACGCGGTTGGGCAATGCCCGCCGCCTCGGCAGATACAATGCGAATCAATGGTCTACGTAACAAAAACTCGCCCTATTTTACAGGGTGGGACCCCACCGGTGTGGATGAAGCTGCCGCAGGCGGTACCAAAATAACAGTTGGGGCTTCGGCCTTTTCTAATTGGTTTCAACCTGCTTATGCTGGTGTGCGTGGAGCCTTTCGCAAGAAATATCTCTTTGAAAACGCACAGGATGCTGCGCCATTAGTTGTGAGACAAGGGTACAAAAATGCAGAGAATGGAAATATCTTCTCGTCTGAGTTGGCTTTCGCCAGCAATACAGACACGCAAAACAAATACCTGTCGTCAAGATACAATATCGGAGGAGGCGCTGGAACTGCCACAACAAATTGTGGTGTAAATAACACACTAGAAGTGGAGCTACCGTACTACCGTCCACATAGGTTTAGCCCGGCACGAAATGTGCGCGCGCAGACCATGGATTGCAACTCGCACCAAGTGCGAGCCCGCTCAGTTAATACTTCGACACAAAGTGTGGCCCCAATCGTTTACCAATACGATGCAGTGGGTGAGGATTTCACGTTGTTCGGCTTCGTGGGAGTGCCTATTTATTATAGGTATACTCTTAACGAGACTACGTGAGTTCTCGAGTGTCAAACTATAGTCCAATTTATAGTATAAAATTACATTGGTTTTTAC